GCTCAGAGGCCCGGCGCATGATAGCGTGTGGATGGACGAACTCGCCAAGTTCAAATATCCCCAAGATACTTGGGACAACATGGAGATGGGGTTACGGTTAGGTGACAACCCCCAGGTATTCTGCACGCCCACCCCGCGACCGATCCCAATCATAAAACAACTGGTGAAAGATCCGACTACGCTTGATGTCAGATTCTCCACCATGCAAAACGCCGAGAACCTCTCGCCCCTGTTCCTCAAACGTGTCATGGATAAATATGCCGGAACCCGGTTAGGCAGGCAGGAGCTGGAAGGCGAACTCCTGGATGATAACCCGTTCTCGTTATGGCAGAGGGACGTGATCGAGAACCTCCGTGTCACATCACACCCGGTCCTCATCAGGGTCGTGGTCGGTGTGGACCCGGCGGTCTCTTCCGGTGACGAGTCCGCGGAGACCGGGATCATCGGTGCCGGTATCGCAGCTGACGGGCAGGTGTATGTCCTCGACGATGCATCACTTCACGGAAGCCCGCTGGATTGGGCCCGGTCGGTGGTCCGGTCGTTCCACCGACATAAAGCCGACCGGGTGATCGGGGAAGTCAACAACGGCGGTGACTTGGTAGAGGTCAACCTCCGCACCGTTGACAGGTCGATCCCGTTCCGGGCGGTCCATGCATCGAGAGGGAAACTGATTAGGGCTGAACCAATCGCGGCACTCTACGAGCAGGGGAAGGTCCACCATGTCGGCACGTTCCCCCAACTGGAAGACCAGATGACGGAGTGGGTGCCCGGGGAGAAGTCTCCCGACCGTATGGATGCCCTGGTATGGGCGATCACCGAACTGACAGCACGAGCACCGATTGAGGGGAGACGGTTCCCGATAGGTGGGGCCACAAGGAGTTGATTATGAGTATCAGAAGCGAACTATCCAGAATCATTGCCGGGAAACCGAAACAACCGGCGGATCCCGTCACAAAAGGCGGGACATCGACTGAAGACAAGAACCCGTATGCCCGGATCGGTGTCGGTGGAAAAGGTGGCCGCCGGCAATCGATCCAGCGGTTCATGAAGGCATACAAGAGGGGCGGCCCGTATGCCGATATGGTGGATGCATACCACCTGTTCACGCTGGCACCCGGGTATGAGTTCAAATGCGAGGTCAAAGATCAGGGACTGAAAGACCAGGTGGTCGCATGGTGTGACCAGGAACACGTCGACCTTGACTTCATCATGCAGCAGGGTATCCTCTCTGCGAAACTTGCAGGTGACTCATACCAGGAGATCGTCCCGACCCAGGACGGGAAAGATATATGGGGCGTGATCACCCGCGACCCGTCCATGTTCGAGAAGGTTGTTGATAAATACGACGTGGTTCAGGGCTACATCCAGTATACCCAGGAGAACCTGGTTGAACGCCCCACCGAGATTGAGAAAACCAGGATCCTCAACCTGATGATCGACTGTATCCCCGGCAGCACATATGGGCAGAGTGTCTGGGACCGGGCGGAAGACAACATCAACCAGGACTGTGACATCATCGAGAGTGCCACGAAAGCCATGCACCGGCACGGCACACCGAAGACTGCATGGCAACTCGGGAGCGAAGAGAACCGGGCATCTGATACCGACATCAAGACGTTCAGGAAAGAAGTCGAAGAGATGAACGCGAAGACTGATTTTGTTGTCACTCACGATACCAAACCGGTCGCGATGGATACCGAAGGAATCAATAATGTTGATGTCTACTCGAACGTCAGCCTCCAGCGGACGGCCTGCGCTCTCGGTGTTCCGGAAGAGATGGCCGGGCTCGGAAGAGGCAGCACCGAAGCCACGGCAACAGTCCGGATGGACTCGTTCCTCAAACGGATCACCGCTATCCAGCAGGTCGTGGCCCGGACCTATTCCCGGGGTCTCATTGACCGGATCACCGGGCAGCCGGGGAGGGTATGGATCGAGTTCAACAGTGTCAGTCCTGAAGACTGGGTCAAGGTTGCAGAAGGGATCGCGAAGCTCAGGAGCGGTATCGACCCGGACGCGGTAATCGACGCGAACGAATCCCGGGAGAAGGTAGGATTACCCCCCCGTAAAGAAGAACCGGCCACAGAACCGCAGGAGAGCCTTGATTAATGGCGATACAACGGCATCTCTCAAAGAAAGCAAGGCGTGACCCTACCGGATCAATCCAATGGGAACAGAAATACCAGAACGGGATCACGCCACTGATCAACAATTTCAAAGGCAAACTGATCAAGGAGTTCACCCGGGCCTGGGAGGGGAGACAGCTGGAGGTCGGGAAGCTCGACCCGTCAAAGTTCTATCCCCGTGTTGATGAACTGGCTGAGGAAGAGATCCGGAAACCTGCCGGGAAAGTGATCCAGAAAGTTATCCCTCGAGCGTTTGACCAGGGTCAGCTGTTCGCCGGTATCGTGCTCGGCGCACCGCTCGAAGAACGGCAACGGGCATGGTCCCTGATCAAGATCCTGATTGAAACCAACGAGAGCGAGTTTAAGGGATTCTCTGATGACAGCGCCCGCCGTGTGAAACGGATCATCGGTGACGGCGTCCTGAACGAGCGGACACAGGGCCAGATCATCAAGGACATCCAGAAAGAAGTCGAGATGAGCCAGGCCCGGGCAACCCGGATCATCCGCACAGAGACCATGCACGCCGTGAATACCGGTGTCATGGACCGATACAAACGGGCCGGGATCGAATCATCAGGACATGGTAAAATCCCTCCGATTCATCCCGGGTGCCGGTGCACTGCAGTAGTTGAACGGCGTGACGGTGAGATGGTGATCGTCTGGCTGGCAGCCGCTGACGAAAGGGTATGTCCGGAATGCATGGACCTGGACGGTACGGTGATCTGATGAAAGTGAAGGAGGAAAAGATGGCAGGCAAACAACCAAGACCAACAGGTGACGGGGAAGGCACCACTGCCCCCGCCCGCCCGATGGCAGTACGGGAGATCACGATCGAGGACCGGATCGAAGCGTTGACCCTGCGGGTGGAGACGCTGGAAGACCGGATCAGCAAACATGAACGGTACCACTTCGGGAAGCAGGGGTAAACCATGACATCCGGCGTCACGTTCACACCGGCGGAGATCGCGTATCTGGAACGGCACCGAGACGAATGGCCCTCTGTCCTTGCGTACCAACTAAACTCTCTTTTTGGGTCACGTCACACTGAACGCGGTGTCAGGGCCCGGTTGAAACGGTTGAAACTTTCTACTTCTGGGTAAATGTAAATATAATTTTGCCCGCCCTATATTATTATGCCAACCGTACGGGCACGGATACGTCAAGGTGAAACGGTCCGCAGGCACTCAAACAAGTATGGTCCGGGCATCACACCGCGATATCTCACTTCAGGCGAAGTCGGAGATATAGAGTTTGATACCTCACTTTTCACAGAGAGCCAGGCAACCGAGTGGCTGACCAGCCACGACTATTCTCATTATACCCTCTCTGCCGGAGAAGACAACGACCAACCAACCGATGAGAACAAGCACCACCGGTTCCTCGCCATCGAACTGACCCCCACGTCTGATATCCAGGACATGGACGGCGGGCTGCTCGTTCCCGGCGTGAAACTGTTGGCACCGGGCACCTGGACCGATTCGACCCAGAAGACCCCGTGCCGGTACACCTCGGATGTCCTGCAGAGGTTTGCAGGAAACTGGACGGACATGTCATACTGGAGCAGGCACAGCGGTGGCACTCCTCGCGACATCACGGACAGGATCGCAGATATCCGCAACATCAGATACCAGGACGGCGTGATCGCCGACCTCTTCTTCCATGGCGCGACTACCAAAAGCCAGGACTCGATATCACTCCTGAAAGCGGCATCAGCGGGTAAAGTCCCGTGGCCTTACTCGTCAGTCGAGATGATGACCCGCGACAAATGGATCATCTCCGAGAAACTGTATGAAGCGCAGGAAGTCCTCTTCGATGGCGCGGCGATGGTCAACCAGGGCGCATGCCGGGTCTGTAAGATCCGGAATAACGAATGGATCCAGGTAGACCCGCAGGACGAAGCGATCCAGAGGAAGGAAGCAGAACCACCGGCACCAGAGCTGGAAATTATCAAGGATGATACTATGGACAACAAAGAACTCGAAGCAAAGGTCGAGACTCTGACGAAAGAGCTCGCAGACCTGAAGAAAGCCCCCGAGCCCGTGAAAGCGGAGATCCCGAAGGAGCTTACTGAATCGATCAGCACAGTGACGGCGACCGTAGCGGACGCCCTCAAGCGGCTGGAAAAGCTGGAGAAAGCACCCGCTGACCCGAAGACGTCCGGGACGTCCGACTCCCGAGAACTCGCGGCACCCGCGTATTACGTGCCCGTCGACCGGAAAGCCGGTACAGTAGGTGAGTAACATGACAGCAACCACCCCGGTCGCATTCGACCCGGACCCGATACATCTCGGGCTTACCATGACATTCAAGGCCGCGAGCGCTATCCTTGCAGGCCAGATTGTAGCATACGCAGCATCAGGAGACAGCAGGACTGTAGCCCCGGCAACCAGTTCGCTTGGTCAGTGTGTCGGTGTTGCCGCACACAGTCAGGCAACAACCGGCGGGGATGTGACCGTCCTCATGCAGGGCTGTGTCTGTAAGATCATGCTCTCTGCAGACGATGGCACCGCAGATGCAGGAGACTGGATCGGAGTCTCAACCGTTGCAGGTATGGGAATCGTCCGCGACCCGGCAATCCATGCACACGACGTGGTTGTCGGGCTTGGGATGGCAATCGGATACGCAATTGACGACATCTCGGCGGGCGCTGCCACTGTCGGCGGGACAGGGTATATCGTAGTGAATCCGTCGCCGGTGTGGACCGCAGCTTCCTGAGGTGACCAAGAATGACACAACTACTCGTAAAGGCCCTTGAGGCCGCAGTCGCCGGACCCGCCGAGCAGAAACAGCTCCAGGCCCGCCTGGTTGCCCGGGACATCCCCCTTGTTGAGAAACAGCTCGGGTATACCTACGTGGTCCAGGGTGAAGACGGCAAACTGCACAAGGCCCGGGAGCTCCTGCTCTCTGAAGCTGTCGAGACCGGGACACTCGTGCAGACGGAGATATACCGGACCGTTCTCGAAGGAAGCGAACCGGCAAAATGTTTCCGCAACGCCGTTCCCGTGTTCAAGATGAACTCGAACGTCATGCAGATCAATGTCGGTGAGACCGGGACCTATGCCCCGTTCGTTGCTGAAGGAAGCGAGATCCCGATCAACACGCAGGACTATACCGCTCGCACCTGGACCTCCAAGAAGTTCGGTGAGCGGCCAACAATCACCCGCGAGATGGTCGAAGACGCGCTCTTCTCGGTTGTCGAGCTGGAAGTCAGGAAGACCGGGCTCCGGATTGAGAACACGCTCAACCAGTGGATGCTCCAGGTCCTCATTGAGAACGCCGGGAACGAGCATGATATCGCTGCTGCTGCCGGCAGTGTTGCCGGTGTCAAAGCCGTGATGGCTGCCCGTCAGCTCAACTCGGCGGACGGGTTCATCAGTGATACCGTCGTGTATCACCCGGCAATGACCAACTACCTGTATGCCGATTTCGTGCCCGGGTATACCCCGCAGGCGCAGAACTACGTGAATACCGGCCAGCTCCCACCCGTCATGGGATGCAGGGTGTTCGAGTGCGGGGTCGAACTGACCAGCACCTCGAGTCCCACAAAGGCGTCTGCTGCAGGGCTGGACTGGGCACCACCGACCGACACCAAGATCGGGGGTCTTGTCTACGACTCCAAGAGCTGCGGTGGGATCGGGATGCGTCAGGACATCCGGGTTGAGGAATGCAAAGATCCGATCCGTGACCTGGTCGGGATGGCAGTCACCATGCGTGCAGCCTGCCAGTACGGCATCGCGAACGCGATCTGCAGGATCGAGACCGGCGGCGCATAACCAGGGGGCCTGAATCCCCCATGCTCACCTCCCAGAACACCGGGAAATACTTGACCCGGACATACGAGAGAGAGCGGGAGCTCTGCGCACAGAACAAGGACGCTTATTCAACCGCAGACCAGGCGTTCTATGACATCTCCGGACAGTCCCCCGGGATGGGTGACCGGGAACGGATGGAGGAGACGTTCAGGATGGATACCTGTCCTGTCGATCCCCTCACGAACCCGCGAGAGATCGATATCCGGGACGTCCGGAAGGAGATCGGGCGATGACGTACTGCACGACCGACGAACTGGTAGCGCTCACCGGGTCAACGCTCAACGCAACCACCGTCCTGACCCCGATCATCACGGCTGCTGACCGGGAGATCGATGCTTACTTGGCACCTTACGGCCTGTCAGGTAGCGCGACCGGTGCCATGAAACAGGCGTCACTCAAACTCTCGATGGCAGGACTCCTGGAACGTGGTCTCCATACCGGTGATTATCAGGCAGCATCCGGTGATTTTGACAGTAAGGCTGACGTGATCCGGGCTGTCGAGTCCAACCGGAAAGCCGCGTTCCAACTTCTCGATTTCTACATTGATGCGCAGACGTCACTTTCAGCATCGAAGAGAACGTTTGGCAGGCGGGTGGACGGGCGATGACCGGCGGCCTGGTCCACACCTGCACCCTGCAGAAACGGGCACGGAAACAAAAGTTCACGTATGCCGCCGGGTTCACCGGTACGGCAACAGTCGGGCAAACCATCACCGGCGGCACATCTCTAAAAACAGCCGTGATCGATAAAGTCGGCCCCCTCTACCTCGTGGTAAAGACCGTATCCGGCACGTTCACGAATGGGGAAACCATCACGATCGGGCCCGGTCCCGGGTATACCTTCTCGGCCACGCTCTCTGCAAAAGAAGATTACCGCAACCAGAGCGGAGAATATGAATATTATTGGTCGAATGACCAGACCAGCGTGGCCTGCAGGTTCTATTATTCCGGTGCGAAGGGCGGGAAAGGTGCGATCATCCACGAGACCGGGCAGCTCCTGGACCAACCGCTGAAATGCGCCCTCCCTGCCTCCTGCACGGTTGATTCCCTGGAATACCGGGTTGTCAATACGGTGACCGGGTTCGCGGGTACGTACGATGTCATCACATTGTATCCACTTACCGGCGTGGCTGTGATCCATCATTACGAGGCGGTGTTGAAGAAGGTGACAACGTGACAGAAGATAATTTTGTGAAACCAGAGATGTGTGCCCTCCACCGTGACGTGATCCGGGTCCAGGTTGAAGCATGTGACAAACGGGTAGATGGGATACTCGAAGAGCTCCGGGAAGTCCGGGAGCTCCAGGTATCGATCAGGAACTATATCCTATTCATCGCAGTAGGTGTGATCCTCACCCTGATAGGCGTAATCCTCGGGAGAGGGATGGACTTCGGGTGGTTACTTCCATGATCACCTATACCCCTGAACAGATGGCAGCTAAACTCCGGGCCCTGCATACCGACGAGATCCCGGCACTCGTGCAGGCGATGGATAAAGCATGCCTGGTTGCTGAAGGGGAAGCGAAGAACTACTGCACGCCCGGGAAGAGTCCGTATTACAAGGCACCGTATTCTGATGACAACGACCCCCGCCGGAAACCTCCCCACATGCGAGATACTATCGAGGGTAAAGTCGCGGAAGTCACGGCCTCTTCGGTTGTCGGGAGGCTCGGGACGCCGAAAGATTACGCGATCCATGTCCATGAGGGAACCTCACGGATGCAGGCACGCCCGTTCCTGCTTGACGCTATCAAGGCGAAAGAGGACGATATCATTGAGATCCTCTCCGAAGCGACCCGGGCAGTGGTCCGGAGGCAATGCGTCACATGATCACCACGGTCTTCCAGGCCATCCTGGATAAACTGAACGGTGACGCCACGCTGCAGGGATACTTCGGGACCACGTTCTTCGCGTACCGGGCGTCCCGGGTAGCCCCGTTCGTGATCCCCTCCCTCACCCTGATGGAGAACAACGAGAAGAGCATCCCGCGAACCGGGTATAATGCGTTCAAGGTCCGGGACAATTCCCCGACCATCCAGATCGATGTCTGGGTCAGTTCTGCAGATGAATCGTTCCCATGCACGGGAGAGGATGCAGACCTGATCGCGAACCGGATCGATGAACTTCTGCTTAATTCTTCAAGTGCTGTCACCGGCACGATTGAAGGAAGCTGGCAGAAGACCAGTTCATCGCAGCAACATGAAGAATCCGAACGGATCTGGCATAATGCACTCCGGTACGGGTTCATGTACAGCAAGACGGATACCTAACCACAAGGAGGAAACAAAACAATGACACAGGAATATTATACCGGCGTCCACGGGGTGGTCACTTACGCAGAGGCAGCTCTCGCGGTAGCCGAGTTCTCATTCGAGATCACCCGGGGGATCGCATCACATGCCCGCAGCGGGAAATGGAGCGATCTCAACGTCCCGGGGAAAGTGAGCTGCAAGGGCAAGCTCAAGCGGATCCAGACGAACGCTGATCTACTGATGGCGGCCCTGAACGCTACCCCTGCAACGGGAACCGCAACCACGCTTCTCGCGACGTCTACAGTCCTCGATGCAAGCGACTTCTACCAGGACATGACCGACACGACACCGGGAACGGCGAGCCGGATCCGGGTCACGCTGCAGACCAAGGATGCAACTGTTGCGGGTACGGTCACCCTGGTCGGAACAGATGCGCTCGGTAACACAATCTCCGAGACTATCGACATCCCGGCGACCATGGTGGTGGATGACTACTTCACCACGGATAAGGTGTTCCTGACGGTTGAAGGGATGATGGTCCGTGCCGTGGATACCGCTGATGATCTCGGTACGTTCAAGATCCACTCGATTGCCGGAGACTCATCGGTGAACATCGGTGAACCCAAATCATTCGCCCTGATCGGGCAGGTCGTCGACGGCACCAACCATATCACCGTCACATTGGCAAACGTCTCCTTCAACAAGGCAGGGTTCGATTTCACTGACGCTTCCAAGATCCTTGCCGATGACATGGAATTTTTCGTTAAAGACCCGGATGCAGACATCGCCGTGACCGGGGCTGACACGTAAGTATGGCCCGACCTCACACCCCTGAAGAGCTCGCGGAAGCACAACGGATCCTGAAAGAGGCTACCCCTCTTTTTGAACAGAGGAAGATCACCGAGCAGGCCGAACGGGAACGATGGTCCCATGAAATTGCCATGCTCGAGCGCAGGGTCCGTGATGAGTACGTCGAGATCGACCTCGGCGGCGGCGATACCCTGGCTATCCGGACAGCACTCTCGGAAGTCGAATCCATCAAACTGGGTGAACTGTATAAGCAATGGTTCACCCCGATGAAGAAACCGGATAAGAACGCCGTGACCGCGAAGAAGAAGGTCTCATACGAGATCATCGCACTGGTCACGGCCAACCCGCTGATCACCCGTGACTGGCTTGAACAGAACCCCGACCGGTTCAGCACGGACGATGCTGTTCACGCGATCATATCATACGCCGAGGAACGGCAGAAACGGGAGAACGACCGGGCCCGGGGGTTGATCGAGACTCTCACCTTTCGCCCGCAGCAAACAGGGACAGAACTACGGGGCGTTTCTCCATCACCTCCGGATAGTGGACCCGAGGGAATGGGCGAATCTCCCTGAGAACGTGCAGACATTCTGGATCGAATGGTATAACGAGAAGATGAAGAGGATGGAACGGGAGGCGAAGAAATAACATGGCGATCGGCGGGCTCGGTGCAGTCTCGTATGATATCGTTGCCAATGACCACACGGCGGGCGCTGCAGCAAGTTCAGAACGTAACCTGATGGCGGTCGGTGCGGTCATGACCGGTGTCGGTCTTGCAGCGGTCGCGATGACCCGGGACATCAAGAGCTCGTTCCTCGAGTTCGACACCGCGATGGTCGAAGTCAAAGCGCTTGGTGGGCTTACCGAAGACGAGTTCAACCGGATGAGAGGAGCTGCGCTTGACCTCTCGAAACAGATGCCCGTCACCGCTACCGATTTTGCGAACGCCATGTATCTCATGGTTTCGGTGGGGTACGATTACCAGACCATGATGAACACCGTCCCGGAAGCTGCCGAGCTCGCGGTAGCCGGGTCGATGAGCCTGGCGGAAGCTACTAACTCGATCATCAACGTGTTAGGCGCATACGGTGATAAAGCCGGTGAAGCGGCGGATATCACCAAGGTCTTCGCAAACGCGGTCGGTGTCGGGAAATACGAGATGTCCGACTTCATGACCGAGATCATGAAGAACATCGGCGTTGCGTCCCAGCTCGGGATCTCGTTCTCCGACCTGGCAGCATACAACGTCAGCCTGCAGAACTCGTTCACCTCAGCTGAGGAAGCCGGGACATCGTTCAACCGGATGCTGATTGCGATGACCACCACGGGCGCTGCCAAGCTCCAGGAGATGGGGATCGCCCTCACCGACTCAAACGGGAAGTTCCGTGACCTCACCGACATCATGGCAGAGCTCAAGGTCAAACTTGCTGATGTCCAGGATGAGCAGGAACGGCTGGCGATCGTCACCGAGATCTTCGGAACGTTCGGTCAGCGGGCAGCCATCGCGATCATGAACCAGACCGAGGCCCTGCCGGAACTTAAACAGCAGATGGCCGAGATGGACCTGATCCAGACCCAGTTCAACACTAAAATGGAAGGGACGGCTACCCAGCTTGAGATCGCCGAGAACAAGATGGAAGCTGCCAAGATCGCGCTCGGGGAGGGGATGGCTCCTGCCATGATCCTGACTGCTGACGCTGCCGGGGTCCTGGCAGACGTTCTCGAAACGCTCCCCGGACCGCTCCAGGCTGTAGGGGGTATGGGGATCTATGCAGCGCAGGGTCTTGCTGCAATAGGTCCGGCACTCATGGGTATTGCAGCCCTTAAAACGTTAGGACTCGGTGGCCTCCTGACCACTATCAGCGCGTCACTTGCCGGTCTGGGCGCGTCCGCGTCCGGGTATGCTGCAGCTGCCGGGACAGCGATCGCCGGGTCGCTGGTAGCCGCGATCGGTATCGGTATCGCTGCCGGGATGGCTGGTGTCTGGGTGATGGCAAAGACCGGGATCCTTGACGGGATATCAGACATCGGGCGAGCTATCGAGAGTTCCCCGATCGGCGGCGTGATCATGGACGCCCTGAAAATCGCGCTCTTACCACTCGCAGCACTCGGGACTATCATCACCGATCTGGTTACGGGTAACCTGAAACGGATACCGGAAGACCTGAACGTTGTGTTCAGTCAGGCAGGGCAGGCCGTCTCAAACTTCGCGAACACGCTCCGGACATCGCTCGGCGGGATGAACTTCTCTGCGGTGATTGGATCGGTTACCAGCCTGTTCTCCGGTATCGGGTCAGCGTTCAACGCCATGGGGAACCAGGTTAAAGGCGTGTTCTCTCAGCTCGTGAACGCCATTCTCAATATCTTCACGATGGTACAGAGCGGGTTCCGGCAGGCCGGTAGTAACATCATCACGTCGTTGGTCCAGGGGATACTTGACGCTGCCGCCGGGGTAGTTAACGCGGTTAAAGGCGTTCTTGATAAGGTCCGGGCACTGTTCCCGTTCTCGCCCGCGAAAGAAGGACCGCTGGCAGAGACACCGAACTGGGGCACCTGGATGAGTCAGGGTATGGAGAAAGCCGGGCCGGAAGTGGCAGCTGCAGCCTCCTCAAACCTTGCCGCTCCTGTAGCTGCTGGTGCGGTTGCCGGTGCTGCTGGCGGGGCAGGAGCGGGCGCTGGTGGTGGCGGGTCAACCTCAATCACCATCTCCCCGGGTGCAATCGTGATCAACGGTGCCGGGCAGAACGCAGACGAGATCGCCAACCAGGTGATCGCCAAACTCTCGCAACAGATGGCAAGCACCAGGAAAGCCCGGGGGTTGATCGCATGACGGTGATCACGTTCGACGGTCTCACGCTCCCGGTACGTACCCCGCTGAAGTTCAAACAGACTGCCGATTCACTGGAGATCACGATCGAAGGACACTCCGAGGATGAAGCGACTGTAGACTCCCTGATCGCGAAGGCAGGGAACTCCACGAAGGCGCTCCTCCTCTCGGGTAAGACTGCGATCCAGACCACAGGGACGAAAGCGTCCCTCGTGATCGGGTCTGACACGTACACCAACTGCGTGATCATGGGTGGCGTAGAGAAGACCGAGGAGGAAGGCACCGGCCCGACCCCGAAATGGCGGTATAAAGCGACGTTCGCGCAGGACACAGCCTGAGGAGTATACAAAAATGACACAGACCACAATGTATGCAGGGATTGTGAACTCTCCCTACACCCTGCTCCGGGCCGGGATCACAGATGTTGCCACAGAGATCCCGGTATTCGAGCTCGGGGTTTTCCCTGCAGCACCGAACATCACCGTAATCGGGACGGGGTCCGATGCGGAAACGATTTATTACGGGGCGAAGTCAGCCGCAACGGGTGCGGGCAACCTGACCAGCGTGACCCGTGAATGGAACAAGACCGGGACTGTTGGTGCGAAGAAAGCGTGGCTGGCCGGCACCGTGATCTCCCGGCGGTTCACCGAGTACGACCATGCGACGTTCAAGGCCAACATCGAGGACCACGAGACATGGAAGATCTCGAAAGCGATTGTTGACGCAAAAGGTGACCTGATTGTCGCGACTGCTGCGGATACCGTGGTCCGGCACCCGGTCGGGACGGATCTCTATCCATTGGTCGCGGAGTCCGGGGCGACGAACGGGATCGCATACGAACAGTTGACGGAAGGCGGGATCGTCCTGGCCGATGTCACGACTCTTAACGTGAGCACCTCGAAACACGGCCTTGTCCCGAAAGCACCGAACGATACCGCTCAGTACCTGCGGGGAGACGGCACGTGGGCGGCGCTCACCACCCCGGACATCCTGATCTTCAAAGGGACAATTGACTGTGCCCTCGACCCGAACTATCCTGCAGCTGATGCAGGGCATACCTATCTTGTCTCGGTGGCAGGGAAGATCGGCGGTGCCTCCGGTCCTGTTGTAGAAGTCGGGGATATGATCGTCTGCTGTGTGGATTCCACCGCGTCCGGTGACCATGCGACCGTGGGTGCCAACTGGTCAATCCTGCAATCTGTAGTCACTGAAACCAACATCACGCTCTCGGATGTCACCACGAATGATGCCAGCACTACCAAACACGGGTTCGCGCCGAAAGCGGTAGCACCTGCAGCGGGCCTGCTGAACGTCCTCGGGATTGGGAACGGCGAAACGGCGTATACCTGTAAGGCATTGCTGGACGATACCAATCCTGCTGCGCTTGGCACTGCCGGGCCGGGCACACAGGTAATCGCAGCGAGAAGGGACCATATCCATAC